TGCGCTCTTTTTGATAGCCCATTGACTGTCGGAGTAATACTCGGAGGACTCCTCTTGTTTGCTCTTGCTTGCCTTCGAATCAGAGACAGTAATTTATGACTGCAAAAAAGAAAAAAGTAAGCATATTCGTTGCTCCTGAAATAGCGCGGGCAATCGCCATTCAGGCTGCTCGTCTCGGCGTTTCTAAATCAGAATGTGTCAGGTTGTTTTTGTTTGATCCGAAGGGCGCAGAGTCTAGACAAAGGGATATTCCGTGAAACTACCCTCAGACGATATCAAGCGTCTCCAATTCGTTCAGGAAATCTTGGATGTCTGCCTCGCTTCCCGGATGAAGCGGCTTGAAAACTACACGCGATACCGAGCCTATTATTTCTTTGGTGCGCTCGATCAGAACTCTGCCTGGAACCTGATCTATTCGCACTTGGATATGATTTCTAGCTTCCTCTACGCCTCGGACTCGACGCGCTTCTCCTGCCGGATGGGAACGCACGCGCAACAGCCCGACAATCACCGTACCGGCCCATTTGCAAAACTCGTCATGGAGAACTGGAAACAGTCGAATGCCGATGTGATTTACCAGATGGGTATTTTGTGGGCACTGATTTACGACTCGACGATCATCAAGCATATCCGGCGCGGCGGCGAAGTTTATCCGTACATCATCGACCCGTCTTGCTTCGGCGTTTATCGAGAAGACATTCCGATGCTCGATAGGCAAGAAGCTTTCGTTCACGTCTATTACATCACGAAGTCAGCTCTTGAGAAGCGGCTGGCCTTGCATCCGAAAAGGGATGAGATAATCAAAAAGGCCGAAGACTCGTTTGCCAAGATAGAGACCGCAACGCAAGCACCTTCGCTGGTCAATCAAATCATCCTGTCGTCAGGAATGCCCGGTATCCCGATGCAGAGCGTCATCGGCCAGGGCAACACGGTCACGGCAGCGCCCAATGACTTCGTTGCTCAAATGGATGTTCCTGTCGTTGAAATGCAGGAAGTCTACGTTTGGAATGACGAGATCGACGATTATCAGGTTATCACGCTGGCCTCGGGGACGAACATCGTCTACGACCGGCAAAACATTTTCCTGCCGAAGTCGCCAGAGTTTGAAGGTGAACACGGCTTTGTTCAGCTTTGCCCGAATCCTTTGCCAGATTATTTTTTTGGCCAGTCAGAGATATCGAAACTCTATCCGATTCAGGATAAGCTTAACGACCGGATGCTTGATATCGAGCGGCTGGAGAAAAAGCAAATTGACCCTCCGAGCGCTTGGGGCGGTATGGGCCTACCCGATAAGCTAGATGCGTTCAACAGTCCCGGCGCGAACATCGCAATCGGCGATCCAAGCTTCAAGCGAGAAACCTTTGTGCCGCAAATCCCTGAACACGTCTACGCGGCTGTTCAGCGCTTTCAGGATCAGATGGATACGGTATCAGGCCTGTCGAACGTTGTGCAAGGCAAGGGCGAGTCAGGCGTACGGTCTGCCGGCCATGCCTCCAAGCTGTTGACGGTCGGATCGTCAAGAGTCAAGAAGCGCGCCCAGATCATCGAAGACGCAATCGAGAAAGGTGCGACGATTTACGGACGCTGCGCCTACGTCGACGAGACAGAGCCTTTGCTTGACGATACCGGCGTGCCGTTCATTCCGAATCAAATGGACCCGCATTTCTTTGTCGAAATCGACGCGCATTCCAATTCGCCGATCTTCGAGGAAAACCAGAAAGAGCTTGCGTTGATGCTGCTGAAAACCAAAGCCATTACGCGTGAACGCTTCATTCAGATGCTTCATCCGCCGATGGAACAAGAGCTTCTTCGAGACCTCAAGGAGAAGATCATTCCGGGTGAGGAAAAGGCCGCGAAGGCACAGGCAGAGGCTTCCCAGGCCAAGGCAATAGGAGGTAAATAATCGGGTTTGACAATCCGATAACGTTGACCTATGGTGTAGTTGCAGCACGGTAAGGGGCACGTTCCGAGCAGGGTTCATCCCCATCGCTCACGAAGGAGATTCCACATGGCACGTGGCAAGCGCAAGGGTCGTAAGAGCAAACGCTAACCCGCAAGGGTCGACTCACCAAAAGAAGGGCCGCTTTCGAGCGGCCTTTCCTTTTGTAGCGTCTATATAACCTAATAATTATTTTTACAACGGGTGTTGACACAAAAGAATATAAGAATCTAAATAGCGCCATTGTATCGAACAAGGGTTCTTGATATGGCGATGCCGCAACCGATGCCGGGTGCTCCCGGAATGCCGAAACCGGGTATGCCCGGACCGGCAATGGCGGGTGCTGGCGCTCCGTCTGCGACTGGTCCCGGTAACGGCGGGCCGATCCCTTCACCGATGGCAACACCGCAGCCGATGGCCGGCGTCGAAAAGGGGGCGAGGATTCAAGTGCAAGTCGCCTCGCAGATGTTGCAACGCGAATTGCCGCACTTCCAGCTTGATAGCGAAGAATTCAAAGCCGTATCCGATGCGCTACGAACCCTGCAAAAAGCCTTCGGCAAGTCGCAAGACGAAGATCAGAAGTTATTTCCTGCGGAGATTATGAACATGCTTTCCGCAATTGGCCCCGGAAGCAAGACGCCTGGGCAGCAAGCAATGGCAGGCGCTCCGGCTGGCGGTCCCCCGCCCGGTGCCGGCGCTCCGCCTCCCGGTGCCGGTGCACCATCCCCCCTAGGTTAAGGAGAAACAGCATGTCAGGTGGCGATAGACTATTCAAGCCGTCGAGTCGCGGTATCCGCGATCCGATTACGAACGAAAAGCAAAACATGCGGATTATGAACCCCCCGCGCTTTCCCGTTTTCGGCGGATTCTCGGGTAAGACCAAGGCGTTCTTCAAGAATGCACTCGGCCTCGGCAAGCCTGGTGACGTAAAATGAGTCTTGACCTGATCAAGGCCGTTGAATCGGCAGTTTCGACAGTCGTTCAGGAATTCGACAAAGACGCATCGGTCATGGTGCAGTTTGCCGCTGGCGAATGGGCGAAACTCAAGGAAGAGCTTGCGAAGGCGAAGGCGGCCTTTGAGCCTACTCAAGAAGTTCCGCAAGAGCCTGTCTATGAACCGCCCGTTTATCCGGTCGTCGAAGAAATCGGCGCTCCGCCCGTTGTTGAACTACCCCCCGTAACCGAGATTTGACAGGAGGCAGAACCATGTCACTCGAAGGTAAATCAGCAGACGAGATTGCGGCACTGGCCGCTCTCGCAGACGATGTTCTCTCGAAACCGGATACCGCCGGTATCTTTCAGCGGCTGGTGAAGAAGAACAATCCAGACGTTTCCATGCCGATGATCGACCTTGAGGACAAGGCTCGGGTCGTTTTCACGAAACAGGCCAACGACATCAATGCGCTGAACGCAAAACTACAGCAGCGCGAGGCGCAGGACGGCGCAAACGCGCTGTTCGAGTCTTTGCGTGAAGCCGGCAGCGTCAACAATCGTCAGGACTTCTCAAGTCTCGTCGAATACGCCTCCAAGAACGGCTTTATGACGACCGAAGCCGGCTTGAAAAAGGCCGCAACGATGCGTCAGCAAGAGCAAGAAGCGGCAGAGCCGACGCCTGTAACGGTCGGTAACGGTCTTTTCCGTACCGGCGCGAACGTCGACGAATCGAAAGCCTTCTTCGCCAATCCGTTGCAGCATTCGAGAACGGTAGCGGCGCAGGCGATGGAAGAATTACGCAAGATGAGAACGCAGGGCAACAAGAGTCATTAACCGAATCAACAGGGGCGTTGAAAGGAAAGAGTCATGCCGGTATTTGGAACAGGGATAATGCCCGCCTCGGGCGCGATAGCAACCGAGTTAACCTACATCACACGCCGCGCCTTCGTCCCGAAGATGGTTGTTCAGATTTACAACAACTCTCCGACGATGGCGAGCTTGCTTGCGAACGCACAGCCGGCTTACGGCGGCGTCTCATCGGTCAGCGTTCCGGTACAGGGTGCGCCGTTCGTCTCGGGGAACTGGTCAGGATATGACGGTTCGTTCAATCAGCCCTCGGATCAACAGGGCGCTTTCCTGTTCGAGTCGAATCTTAAACTGTTCATCGTCCCGATTCCGTTCCTCGGCATGGAAGGCATCTTGCAACTCGATCACGCGATTATTCCGAAGATCGAAGCGAAGATGAACGACGCCACGAACGTCACGATGGATACGTTCTCGACCGCACTGTTCAACAACACGTCGAACCTGCAAGCGCTTCTCGGATTCCCGGCTGCGATTGACGACGGCACCAACATGGTGACTTACGGCAACATCAACCGCAACGTCAACACGTGGTTCCAATCGAAGGTCTACGCGGCCTCGGGCAATCCGACGCGACAAGCACTACTGCAATACATCGCCGGCACGTCCAAGAACGGCGGCGAGAAGCCGACATTCGGCGTCTGCGGCTTCGGCACCTGGACTCTGTTGGCGCAAGACTTTCAGGGTCTTGAGCAATACCAGATTACGCCGGGAACCGGATTTGACGGCGCGGGCGACGGTCCGAGAAGCGGTTTCGACGCGCTCATGGTGGCCGGCATTCCGATCTACGCCGATCAATACTGCCCGGAAGGCACGGTCTATCTCGTCAATTCGAACTACTGCAACCTCTACGTTCACGTCGAGGCTTCTTTCCAATTCACCGGGTTCGAATCGACGATCAGCAATTGGCAACTCGGGTACATCGGCGCTCTGGTGTGCATCCTCGAACTTGTGAATGTGAAGCCGAAGGCGAATAGCCGGATTACGGGCTTCAATTCCCTGACACTGTAAGGAGAATAAAATGGGATTCAGCTTAATGGGTGCTGGCCTCTGGGCTAAGAAGGCACAGCAAGTAACGCTTCCTACGGGTGGCCTATACGTACTGCCTTCTGGTCAGTACTTGGTACAACCTGGACAATACACGTTCGTTCAGTATTTCGACTACGTTTCCCAGATTTGGCGGAACATGAATTCTCCGGTCATTGGGCTTCCGTCGCAACTCGTGACTTCGGACGGTTTTAGTGTTCGACTGGCGAACCTTACGGGTACGGTTGTCGGCGCTATCGTCACGAACGGCGGTACGGGCTATACGAACGGTATCTATCCGCCAGCGGCTCAGTTGGGTACGCTTGCGGCTCCGAAGGCGACTGTTGCGGCGGGCGGCGGTACGAACCTCGCGTTGCTCAATGTGATCGTCGGTGGCGTCATCAATACCACGATTGCCATTACGGCTGGCGGCAAGAACTATCTCTACCCGCCGACGCTGGTTATCGACCAACCTCCTGTCGGCGGCGTTCCCGCCTCGGCAGTTTGTACGATTTCAAGCGGCGCGATCAACGCAGTTACCGTCACGAATGCCGGCGCCGGTTATTCGTCAGTTCCGAAGGTCACGATTATCAACGACCCGCGCGATACGACGGGTACGGGCGGCGTGCTGACGGTCAACGCGACCTTGGCACAGTCGGGCGCAATCGCTGCGCTGACTTCGGCCGACCCGGGTGCGGGTATGACTTCGGTTCCGGCGATTTCGTTTACCCCGGCTTCGACCTCTGCCGCTACGGCGATCATGTGTTTCACGGCAACGACCGTCACGTGGACGGGTGCGACGAACGCGGGTAACGGAAACTTCGGCATCATCAACTCGACCGTTGTTGCCGGTTCCTCTACGACGACCAATCCGGCGATTACTACCGGCCTGTTCGTTCCGCGCTTGGGCTATACGGCGTTCTCGACGACTGCCTCCCCGACCACGACTGTTATTGTCGACGGCGGTATCCATCAAGTCGTTCCGAATGCAACCCTTGCCATCAACTCGAACGGTACAGTAGCCGGCGCAACGACTACCACTATCGCCCAAGGCGGCGTCAGCGATACGTCGTATTTCACCGCACTTTAACCTCTCTGGGGGCAGAACCATGAGAAAGCAACAGAGCGTCATCGTTTGCAACAACGGCACCGAAGCATTTCAGGATCGTTACGACGGAGAGGACTTCGAAATCCTCCCCGGCGAAGAGACTGAAATGCTCGTCGAGTGCGCTACGCTGTGCCTCGGCTTCGGCGAAGAAGACAAGACTCGTTGTTTGCGCCGGCTCGGATGGGCCAAGACGTTCAATTCGATTGCCGAAGCGACAAAGCGGCTCGATACTTTCTCGTTCCACATGCCAGGCGAACCTCGGTCATCGCGGAACGCACAAAGAACTAGCTCGTCTGCCCCGGCTAGTGACGAAACGGGGGAAGCTTCGCAAGAGGTTTCCCCCGGAGTAGAACCTAGAAAGCCTGGAAGACCGGCAAAAGTGCAGCCCGGAAAGAAACTCTCACCTTTACAGAAACTCGCTCAGGCCCAGGTCAGGGCGGGTTAAACCGCCCCTATGTCCGCGCTATCCGGCTACATCACTCAAGTCCAAAGGCTGCTGCACGATTCAAGCGCTCAGTTCTGGTCAACGGCTGAACTGACCGATTACATCAACTCGGCTCGGATCAGGCTTGTCCGCGATACGGGGTGCTATCGCAGGCTGCAGCCGATTACGCTCTCGGGCGGTGTAGAGGCTTATCCCTTCGGCGGCGTTACCGGGTTCAACGTCACGAACGGCGGAACGGGGTATGCCACGGCCCCTGCTGTCACCGTTGCGGCCCCTAGCGACCCGAACGGCATTCAAGCGACGGCTACGGCGACGATTACAAGCGGCAAGGTTACGTCGATTCAGATTGTCAATCCGGGAACGCTTTACACCGCAGCGCCGTTGGTTACATTCTCCCCCGCGTCAACGACAGCGGCGACGGCCACGTTCATTCACGCCCAAACGATCGATGCGGTCAACATGTCCGTGTTTTGGGGTAACTCGCGCGTTGTTCTCGATTATCGGGAGTGGTCTCAATTTAACGCTTGGGCTCGGGCCTATCAGAATTACCTGGGGATGCCGTCTGTCTGCTCGGTCTATTCCTACACATCTTTGTACATCGCCAAGATACCTGACCAAGCGTACCTCTGCGAACTCGATAGCGTTGTGCAGCCGCCTTTGTTGATCGACAACACGACCCTTGAGGCTATTCCGGTTGTCATGGTCGATCCGGTTCAGTATTTCGCCGCGCATCTTGCAAAGATCAAGTCGCAGCGATGGGATGAGGCGGATAAATTCTTCGCCAGATACAATCAGGAAGTCATCAAGGCGATCAATTCGAGCTTTACTCGACGCCTCAAGTCAGCTTATACGGGATGATAGAAGATGGCCGCAAAAGCTGGACAGGCGCGCGAAGAGACTGATTACGATCTAGTCGTAAAAGACTTTATGGGCGTCAACACCCAGGCTGCCCGCACTGCAATCCAAGAGACAGAGTTTGCATGGCTGGAAAACGTCATGCCAATAGGCTATGCGAATCTTCGCGCTGTGCCGTATCAAGGCTCGCCGGTCGCAACGATACCCGCCGTATCGATCAACCTCATGAAGTACGTGAACATCAATAACACGGACTACAAGATTTGCTTTACGGCGGGGGGATCGGCTCATGCCGTCAATCTGTCAAGCTATGCGGTAACGCTTATAGCGGCGGGCGGGACGTTCGTCGGAACCGTCGATTGCGCTCAGTGGAAGAATGAGCGAATCATTATCGTTGCATCAAACGGGTATTGGAGTTGGGACGGAACGACGCTTGTTTCAAACAACTCGGTCAATGCAATCAACGTCACGGCGGCGGGAATAAACTTTACTTCGGTGCCGGCGCTAACCTTCGCGGGCGGCGGCGGCACGGGTCTGGCCGCCAACGTTTCGGCCATGAATGCTATATCTGCCGTCATAGCCGCAGGCGGTACGGGGTATTCCATTGGCGACGTTCTGATTTGCAGCGGCGGAACGCAAACGACGACAGCAAAGTTTCAGGTCGCAACACTCGGCGGCGGCGGCGCTGTTGCAACGGTTACGGTTCTTCAATCCGGTTCCTATACCGTTCTTCCTGCGAATCCTGCGTCGACGACGGGCGGCCTCGGAACGTCTTGCACCCTGACGATTTCTTGGGGCGTCTTGTCGGTAGCGGTCACGGCAACCGGAAGCGGCTATATCTCGCCCCCCGCAATTGGCTTTACAGGCGGCGGCGGATCGGCATTTACGGCAGTCGCAACGCTGATGGTGGGCCCCTCTGCTGGTTCGACTGTTTCTACATTCTCAGGCCGGGTATGGGTTGGAAACGCGAGAACAGAATCTTTTTCCGCTCCAAACTCATATACCGATTTCACCACGGCGAACTCTGGCGGATCGTTCATCATCACAGACGAAACGCTGGTCTCGAATATCTTCGCCACAATCACGGCGAACAATTTTCTTTACATCTTCGGGTCGTCCTCGATCAACGTGATCAGCGATGTACGGATAGGAACCGGATCTCCGGCACCGACGCTGTTTTCCAATACAAACATCAGCGCACAAATCGGCTCTGTCTTGCCTAGTTCGATCTTCGTGTTTGGCCGGATCATTGCCTTTGCCACGCCGTATGGATTCTATGCGCTGTCGGGAACGACGCCGCAAAAGATCAGCGACAATCTGGACGGCATCATGCCGCTTATCGACTTTACGAAGCCGATTTCGGGCGGCATAGCGAACATCTACTCCATCTTGTGCATCGCCTTTTCGTTTACCTACAAAGACCCTGCCGGAACTCGCCCTTTGCTGGCTATTTTCTTCGGAAAAAAATGGTTCTTTGCAAGCCAGGGATCGGGGATTTCATTTATCGCCCCGGCATTCCAATCGTCTGTTCCGACTTTATTTGGAACGGACGGTACAAACATCTGGAAACTGTTCTCGGACACGACGAGCAACATCAGCACGAAAATTGCTACCGCGCTATGGCCTCTCAAAGGCGCTACGCGCATGAAAGAAACGCAAAAGGCTGGTGTTGAAATAACGACAGCGGCGATTTCTACGGCGGTAACGCTTAATCTCGATAGCGATTTCGGTTCGATACCCGTCAATATTTCGTCGTCAAATACGGGGCAATGGATCAATGCGGCAATGACCGTTGGGAATTGGATCAACGCCGCGTCGACGCAAGGCGGATGGCTGACCTCTGGATTCTTGATCTATCAGGGCGATTCAGAAATGAAGGGGCGTTACGTCGGATATACCATGACATCTTCGGCTCCTCAGTATGCAATCAACGGATTCCTTATGCAGTACCAAATGTCGACGAATTGGGCGACGAAAGCGAGTTAAAAATGGCCGCACCGAAAACCAATCCAACAGCCTTTAACAACACGTCTCCGCCGTGGTCTCTGGCACTTCTTGACGCTGATTTCGCAAACCTTGACGCAGCGATTTCAAAGGCGAATAACTACGGAAACTATCTCGTCGATACGGGCGTAGCAAACGCTTATGTCGTCACGTTCCCACCGACGATGAGTGTAGTTCTCAGCGCTGGATTGCCCGTTCAGTTCGTCACGGCTAATTCCAATTCAGGAGCGTCGACACTCAATGTCAACGGTCTCGGCGCTGTTGC